GTTCGTTCCAGGGGCACACGTAATCGTCTTTGACGGGAGGGCACCAACAGTCTGCACGTTGTTTAGAACGTCGGTGAGCACGTCACCAGTCAGGGAACCCGTAAATGCTGGTGTGTCGATCTCCGTCCGGTTGATCGAGGACAACACGTCCGAGGTCGCAATGACAGTCATGACGTGGTGCTTGGCGGTGATGTCCGTGATCGTGCCCGAGAAATAGGTTGCGGTCGCTAGTGCAGCGTTTTGGATGTAGACCTGAATGCGGTCACCAATTGCCCACGTATTCGGGTCTGTGGTTCCAAGGCTGGTGGAATCGTAGACAACGTCGAATGTGTAGGTCTGCGAGTTACAGGTCGAGGTGTTGTCCTTGCGACCGTAGATGGACGACGAGCGGGCGTCCACCTTGGCAGACGTGTTCGAACCGTTCCGGAACACCGACATTGTCCACGCCATTACACGGTTCCCTGACGCTGGTTGGAGCGGTCTTGGTTCTGCTGGATGAGGTCGGCCGTCTCCTGCGAGTTCGTCGCACCGTTCACAGTGATATTCGTGACGTTTGTGACGCCTGCCGAGTTACTGAATACACCGTTCGCCGCCCACGTATCAGCAATCGAACTAGCAGACGACGTGGAAGGCGTAGCAGTCGTCACCGACGAGCCGAACGAGATACCAAACCGGGTGATTACCTCAGTCGGGACCTGATTGATTGACTCAATCCATTGCAGCAAGGCTGTGTACAACTTGCCACCCTTGCCGATGAGGTTGGAAAGGTTCTGGAGTTCGGCGACGCTCGCAGCAGTCTTGGCCGTTGCTTGATCCGCAGCCGAGGCGTACTGATACTGCTCACCGGCGTAGACCGACGTAGCGGCAGCTGCGCCGTTGATAGCCCGCTCAGCTTTGTCGGCAGCCTCAGCAGCAGCCGCAATATCCGAGGCTTTGCCAGTCTTGTCAGCCTTTGCCTGTGCCTTGTTGTATTCCTCGATCGCTTTACGAGCGTTTGAGTCTGCGTCCTGCTGGGCGTAGCGGGCGTTGTTGCGCCGATAGAGGGCTTCACGCACAGCGTCAATGGCGTTCGCCTGGTTCTGATCAGCCTGAGCAGCTGCGTCGGCTGCTTCTTTCGCAGCCTTGTCGGCGGCGGCTTTCTGATCGACGGCGACTGCTGCTGCACCGTTGGCAGCTGCGAGCATCATGGTTGCGCTCGTTGATTGGCGGGTGGTGTCAATCAGGAACTGTTCGGTGACAGCTGCACCCTCGGTTGCCTTGTTCAGCTCCTCGAGGCGTTGGAGCAACGCTCGGGTGACCTTGTCCAACTCTTCGGTATTGGCACCGGCTGCCCGTTGGGCAGCCGCCCATTGGTTGATCCTGTCGGCCCCGCCCGCAATGAGTTTGCTGGCTCGGTCTGCGTTCAGGCCAAGGTTGAGAGCTTGTTGGGTCAGATCAGACGTGCCGGACCTCGCGAAGACGCCAAATATCTTGGAGACGCCGCCGGTGATCGTGTCGACAATTCCGGGGATTTTCTGAGAGAAACCGGAGAGGCCTGCGAAAGCGCTCGGGTCGAACGCTCGCAGTTCGAGTTTGCCGACCTCGCCGAGCCGATCCCGGAGGGCTGCTGCTGCGGTTGCGCCGTCCAGGAGGGCTTTCTTGAACGCCTGGACGTTTTCTTTCTCGAAGGCTTTGGTGTTTGCGATGTCAGTGAAGACACTTTTGACGATGAGCAGGGCGCCAGTGATCGCAGCGATCGGTCCGAGCGCAGTGACGAGGCCTCGCAGCGATATGGAGCCCTCGGTTGCGTACTCGGCGAACTGTCCTACAGCGACGTTGAGCGGCCCGAGGGCGTTTGCTACGCCGGGGATTTCCTGTGCTGCGTTGCCGGCGAAGTTGGCGAACACTGCACCGGAGCGGTCAGCCTTGTTTGCTGTCTCATCAAGGCCGTTGTTGAGCTTGTCGGTTTCGGCGGTGACGTTCTGAAGGTTGACATCGTCCACCTTCTTGATCGCAGCTGCGAGGGTGTCGGCTTCGGTGGTGATTTCTTGGAGGCTGACACCTGCCCGGTTCAGGTCGGTGACGAGTTTCTTTATCCCGTTCTGGCCGAGTTTGGCAGCGAGCTCGGGACCGAGGGCTGCGCCGAGTGCGTCGGCCGCGGCTGCTGACTGCTTCAGTTCGGTATCAAGTTTGTCCGCCGATTGGGTGATGGCAGTGGCGAGGCGCTGAGCGGCGGTAGTGGATTCCTTCGCGCCGTCTTCCACGTCCTTGAAGGCCTTACGGGCATCCCGACCGGCTTGCGCCAGTGTCTTGGACATGGACTGCCCGAAGTTCGCTAGCGAGTTCTGAGCGGCTTTGACACCTGAGCCGTCGTAGTCGGCTGCGATGGGGACGACGATGGCCATTAGTCACGCCCCAAACGGTTGTCCATGATTGCCTCGAGGTCGGTTACTGCTATCCGCAGGTTCTCCTCGGTGATCGCTCGCATCTTGTCGGCGGCTTTCCACATGGACCGGGATGGTGCACCGTTGCGTTCGGTCATCATCTTCACCATGTTCCGGCCGGCTGCGGTCGTGCCAGGAGAGGCTTTGCCTGCCATGTCCCACATGATTGCGGATGCGTTGTTCTGCACGATCCGCAGGAGCGGGATGGTGCCGTCACGGTTCGCTTTCGTTGCGACTTTGGCGGTCACTCCGGAACGGGCTCGTGCGCTGGACCAGCCGAGCCGGTTCGCTCGTTTCATACCGGAGAGCGGGCTGTCGGTCGGGATGAAGCCTCGGACGGTGTTCACCATCGGAGAGGCTGCTTCCTTCATTCGGGCTTTGGCAGCCTTCGCGAGCTCCGGATCGATCTGGGAGAGTTCACGGATCGAGGCAGCAACACCGAGGAGCCCGAACGACGGTGTGAACGTCATCGCTTAGATGCCCGCTCGTTGAGTGCATCCACGATCGTGAGGAGCATCTTTCCGTCTTTCATGAGTTCCGACGGGCTGATGCCCGTAATTACTGCAACTTCAGCGATCAGCCGGCCGAGTGAGCCGGACTGGTAGGGGTGTTCTCATCGTCCCCTACGGTCCGGATCGTCTGGACCGTGGCCGCCCAGATTTCGAACGGCGGTACGACGACACCGGAGGCCTTGACCGCTTCCCAGCAGAGGTAGAGGAGGTCTTCGATGCCGAGGCCGTCGTCGGAGATTCGGCTGATCTTTGTCTTGTACTTCCGTTCCCATGCCATGACAGAGAACGGGTTGGTGACTACCTGGTTGGGTGTGTCGTCGATGGAGTATTCGATTCGGAGCTGCACGGTGCTCCTCCTTTGCTCAGGTGAGGGTGAGTGCCCCGTCCACGGGGAACGAGTACGTCTGCTCGAGGGCGGCGGTGGCGTCGCCACCGATCTCAGCGAACACCGGGACAATCGAGCCGGAAGCGGTTCGCGAGTTCGGGAGGGCGAGGGAGAACGTGACCGACGTGCCGGTGGCGGCTGCGTCGTACAGGTTCTTGGAGATGCCCGTGGTGGTGGCGAAGTCTTGGAAGCCCTTGACTTCGAGTGTCCACGTGACCGGCTCGGCCTTCGCAGCGGAACCGGTGAGGGTGATGTACTGGTTCGTGTTCTGCGACGGGATCAGTTTGGCTCCGGTGACCTGCGCGGAGTAGGCGACCGAGTTGATGGTGATGGTGAGGTTGCGTCCGGTGTAAACATTCGTGGCCATTGGGGGCTCCTGCTCAGGTGAGGGTGATGTTGCCGTCCACCTGGAAGGTGTACGTCTGCTCGAGGGCGGCGGTGGCGTCGCCACCGATCTCAGCGAACACCGGGATGATGTTCCCGGTAACGGTGCGGGAGGTGCCCGCAGCGATCGCGAACGAGAACGCCACCGCGGTGCCCGTAGCAGCTGCGGTGTACAGCGCCGAGGAGAAACCGGGAGTAGCGCCCGTGAGCCAGTCCTGGAATCCCTTGACCTCAAGGGCCCACGTAACCGGGTCCTGCTTGGCGGCCGAACCGGTGAGGGTGATGTACTGGTTCGTGTTCTGCGTCGGCATGAGCTTGACGCTCGAAACCTGAGCCGAGTACGAGACGGTGGCGATGCTGATGGTCAGGTTTCGACCGGTGTAGACGTTGGTTGCCATTAGGCATCCTTCCTGTAGGCGACGGTGACGCGGATGTTGTACGCCGGGAGGTCTTGGCCTGAGATGGAGTACAGGCCGGGTTCCGCGGTGATCGTGGAGGCGACGGTGCATGCGTCGAGCACGTCGTCCATGAGGGCGATGAGGGCGGTCATGGCGTCAGCGTTGCCGGGTGGCGGTACGACGCAGACCACGGGGATTGTGAGCTGCACGATGTCCACCGACAGGCTTTGGATCGAGGGGGAATCGACAAACACTGCCGGTGGACGCAAGTTGCGGGGATCGGTAATGACCGGCAGGTTGGCGTCCTCGAGGACGCTGATGAAGTCGGCCATTGAGTCGGCGATGAGGCTCACGCGATCACCGGTTTGTTCAGGCCGAGAAGCCGGAGCACCTGCATGTTCGACCCGATCGGGGCGAGAGGTGCCATGTCAGCGAACGACGCGAACGTGTCGACCGAGCCACGCTCACGGTAGAGGGCGGCGGCGTACATGATCGTTCCGAGGCGGACATCGGCGGATGGGACAAGGTCGGCCCAGTCGTCGTAGCCGGCTGATTGGCGGCGGCGGTACGCCCAGTCGTTCCCCGCGTCTACGCAGGATTGGAGGTAGGCGGCGTCGGAGAGGGAGGCGGGTGCGACGCCAAGGAAGCCTTCTACGTCGGTGGAGTCCACCCAGGTGCAGGCTGGGGTGATGCGCCCGTCTACGTCGGCAGCTGCGATGTTTGCGTGCACAAGGTCGTAGGAGACGGTGTACACCGTGGCTCCCATGACTTCGTCGGTGTTCGTGGCGGTGAGTACCTGGGTGCCGTCGTAGGGTGCGCCGACTCCTTGGACGGTGACGGTGTAGCCCGCCCGCAGTCCGTCAAGGGTCGCCACGATGAGCTCTGCTACGTCACTGGTGAGTGATGAGGCGGAGACGGTGACGAAGTCCATGACGGTGCGGGCGGGCTTTCAGGCTCAGAGGAGGTACAGGACGTATCCGGTGGGAGTGCCTGCAAGCGGCTCGAGGACGCAGCTGGCGATGTAACCCCACAGGCCGAGCGTGGCCGATGCGGTTGCCGGGTTTTCGACGCGGATGCCTCCGGTGCGGGAGCGGTCCTCGTAGACCTCGACGGCGGGACCGTAGACGAGCATGGCCTGGTCGCTTGCGCCGAGGTCGTTGGTGACCACCAGGTTGAGGCCGAGGGGACTGATCCCGAACTGCGTGACACCGACGGACGTACCGGCTGCGTTGATCGGCCCGAGGTACGGGAAGATGCGGTTCCCGCCTGCGTCCTTTGCCTGTCCGAACTTCGCCCAAACGGACGTGGAGACCATCAGGTGAGTCGGCAGGACACCGGTGGTGTCGCGCATCTGGGCGGCACCGTTGTAGAGCGCAGCGATCACGTCGTCGCCATCGGTGGGATCGCCGATGCCGGTGTTCGCAGCCGAGGATGCGCTCGACACGACTTGTCCAACGTACTGTTCAGTCATGATCGAGTACTGACGCACCATGTCGTTGATGATCTGCTGCACCAAGGCGGGATCAGACCAGTCGCCGGACTGCGAGCTGACGTTCACGTAGCCGCCGTAGGTCTTCTTGTCGACCTGAATACGGGCCACCTTGAACTGCTGCGAGGCCAAGGTGTCGAACTCGTCGACCTGATTTGCAACAGCGGTCGTCTGCTGGATGTAGCGACGGAAGAACGTCTCGCCCGCCTGCGGAAGAGCACGGGTTCCGACGGCGTCGATGATCGGACGGCCCGAGAAGTACGAGCTCCACACGTCGCCCATGAGCGGCTCGGGGAGCAGGCCGGGGATCTCGGCGAGTGCGTTGTCGGCGGCGATCACGTCGAGCTTGCCGGTGAGCATTGCTGAGACGTACTCGGATGCGCTGATGCGCGGCTTGGTGAGGGCTCCGCCGATGACGATCGGAGCGGACTGGATGGGGGCGGCAGCCTCGATGTTCTCGGGCATGGGTTCCTCCTCTGAGGTTTCGGTTTCGGTTTCGGGGTCGTCTTCAGCCTCGGGGGAGGCTTCGGCGGCAACCTGTGTGATTCGCGCTCCTTGGAACGCGGGGAAAGCCACCAGCGAGAGCTCTCGCCAGTCGCCAGCCTCCACAACGAGCGTGTTGCCGTCGTAGTGGAACTTGGTGGCGTTCACGCCGACGCTGACGCCGTCGTAGACACCGTCCATCGCCAGCACGAGAGCCTCGTTACCGGCGGCGGTCTGGGACACACGGGCGGAGAACAACATCTCTGTTCCGTTGTCGACGCGCTCTGTAACCAAACCGACCGGAAGGTTCGAGTCATGGTTCATCAGGAGCTTGGGTGCAGGCCCGTCGGTGGGGAGTGCACCGGGAAGGATGCGTACCGGACCGGTCGACGCGGACGCATCGACGTTGTAGGGGACTGCGATCCCTTGAATCGTCCTCGAGGGCGTCCCATCGGATTCGGCTGCGAGGAGTTGAATTGGTTGGACGAGGTCGATTCTCACGCGGGGACTCCGTTCGGTGCCGGTGCGGGCTGCTGGTCGGTGCCGGGATCAGAACCCGACGAAAGCGGATTGGCGTCCAACCAGTAGGCGCGGTCCAGTCGGACGATCCGTCCGCGTGGGGTTACCTGGTCGGAGCTCAGGGTTTGTTCGATCGTCTCCAGGTAGGGGAGTGCACCGAACTGGACGAGGTCGCCGGAGGCCTGCTGCGCGTTTTGGTAGGTCATGCCCGTACCGGCGTCGGCGTTTATCAGGTAGGCGGGGACCGACATGAGGCGGGCGATTTCGACGGCCTGATGTTTGCGGGCCTCTACGAGCTGAAGCCGGCTGGGGTCCATGGAGGACTCCTCCCACGTCACGTACTCGTTGAGTGCGGCGATCGTGTTCGAGTCTCTGGCCTCTGCCCAGCCCTCTGCGAGGGCAGCGAGTTCGTCACCGGAGAGCGGTTCTCCGCCGACCTGCTTGAGCCATCCGAAAGCGATCGGGGACGAAGCGAACCGTTGGGCTGCCATGTCAAGGCGTTCGTTCGTGACGATCGCACGGGCACCGCAACGGATCACGGGTTCCGTCGAAGACCAGAAACAGACGACATCACGGATCGGGAGGTCGGTGCCGTTGAACCGGATCGCTTCAATCTCGGTCACCGGGGCGTTGCCCGCCCACATCTGTGCCTGCACGTTCATGTACGCGGCCGGGAGCCATGCGAACGAGTTCGGGAAACCGGTCGCCAACCTTGAGGTGACGAGTGCGAAAGCCCTGCCGTGGAAGATGAGGTCGTCGGCGATCCACGCCAACCAGTGCGATCGGGTGGTCCGCGGGTCGGGGCGGAGCATCCACGGCTCCGGTGGCAGCGGTATCTCCTCGAGGTGCTCACCGTTCCACTGAGTTCCGAACTGCCGGATCGGGCAGGACGAGATCAGCGAGACGAGGAGGTCACGGGAGCGGGAGACGGCGGGAATGGCCATAGCCCGCTCGCGGCCAGTCCCGACAACAGTCGCGAGCGAGCTAAGGCCGCCTGTCGCGACGCTTGCCGTGCTACAGCTCGCAGACGCGCGGACTTCCGCCACTGGTTCGCGGCGGGAGAAGATTCCCATGCGCCGATCATGCAGGTTTGGTTCCGGGGTCTGAGGTCGTTAGACGGAGATAGAGGATTTCAGCGGCGGCCAGAGAACGCCATAGCAGGCTTCTGACGGTTTGTCGGTTTCGATGCGAGCGCCGTAGCGAAGACGAGCAGGCGGGCTAGTTCGATCGGACCAGGAGACTTCTGACTGCTGAGCACCGTACCGGTGGCGGTCTTGACCGCTACCGCTCTGGCCATGTGTTCCCCGAGGAGGAGGTCGGCGGGATGGAGGAGTCGGCCCTCAAGGATCATTGACTTTACGAGCGTCGTCCACTTGACGAGTTCGCCGTATCCGACCGTGGTGGTGCGGCGCTGATATTTGGGTGGCACATGGATTTGGAGGCCGGGTGTTACTGCGAGGAGGCAGGCAGGGTTGGCGTCCAGCACTCGGGCGACTTCGAGCCATGCGGCTGGTTCGTTCGTGGCGGTGAACGCCGTCTCGGTCCGGACCTGTCCTCCGTCCAGAGCGTGAGCCGTCACACCGGAGTAACGCTGCCCGTCCAAGCTGACATCAAACGCCAGCACGGTGGCTGCGGTGCCTGCACCCTCGGTCGATTCGCAGGCGTCCCACAGGCCATGTTCGAGCCATGCCTTGTCGGCGGACACCCAAAGGTTGAGGGAGGCTCGGAGGAACGCATTCCGGTTTGGTGCTTCCCATTCCTTCTCGAGCACCGACAGGTCCAGTGTGTGACCGAGGGCCGGGTTCGCCAGATGCCAGTACGACGAGTCAGCAGGGTCCACGTCCGGAGGCACCGACCATTCCGCCATGTACAGACGGCCGGGGGTCTTGTTCTGGATGGCTTGCAAACCTTCCGATCGGAACCGTTGCATGGCGACCGATGCTTGGGTGCCTGCGGTGGACCACATGGAGCAGAGCGGGTTCTTGCGGGCACGTTGGGCCGGGAGGAGCCCATTGTCGATCACGTCGTCGGACACATCGAAGAGCTCATCTACCAGTACGAGGTCGATCGAGCGGCCGTGGCCGGCTGAAGGTGTGGCGGCACGAACCAACCAGGTGCTCCCACCGAACTCGGGGGGCATCACCACCTCGTTCCGTCCGTACGACCATTTGGCGGTCGCCTGGTACTTGGATTCCAGCACCGGAGCGAGCTGCTGGAAGAGGCTGACGGCAAGGTCCAAGGTGTGAGCGGTGGACACCACCGTCTGCGGACCTCCCCGGTACTTCCATGCTTCGCACATGAACCAGCCGAGGAGGCAAACCATCGCCGTGGACTTGCCGCACTGTCTCGCAACGGACACCAAACTCAGTCGTGCGGATGGGAAACCTGGTGTCTCGTACTCGAGCTGGCCGGTGAGAGCGTGAACCTGCCACGGCATCAACGTGATCCCAAGGTTTGCTTCCGCCCAGCGTGCCACCTCGGGCCCGTGGGAGTTTTCCCCCCTTCGCGGTGTTTCCAACCTCGGGGGAATATCGACCGGCTCCACCGAACTTCCCCCAACTTTGGGAGCCTTTGGTTTGGTCTTTGGTTTTTCGGGGAAAGAACGAGAAGACGGTGGGCCGGGGTCGACCCCCTGCACCCCAAGAACGTCCTCAGAGGCCCCTCGCTTGACCTCTGAGGCCTTCACTGCCTCTGCCCGTGCCTGTGCGGTCTGTCGGCTCTTGGCGTTGCCGTAGGCCGCTCCCTTCTGCGAGTTGCAGCGTTGGCAGGCGGGCACCAGGTTGTCCAGTGAGTGGCTGCCTCCGCGGTCTAGCTCGATGACGTGGTCCACTGTCGTCGCTTTGCGGGTGTGGCAGTAGACGCACTGTGGTTGGGAGGCGAGGATTTGTGCCCGGTTCTCTCGGTACACCTTGTTGTTGTAGTGCCTCATGCGAGTAGTCCCTGTCCTCTGCATGGTTGGCAGACCACGATGTCGAGGTGGTCGTTGACCTGTCCTGCGCCTGAGCATTCTCCACACACTTTGGTGCTGACCTTGAAAGCGTCTCCGAGTTTGAAACCCACACCATGTTCATTCTTGGATTGTTTTCTATTAGCGCCTGAACTACCGACGTACGGGTTTTCAGGCGTCGGTAGACCAGTTGTCCATAGGTCTTTGAACAGGTTGTCCACAGGCATGTCGTAGATCACTGTCTCGGTATGCCACCGTCCTGAGGTGTCTTGGTATCGCTCTCGTAGTGCGTAGCCGTGCTCGAGGAGCTCGGCCATTGCTTTGCGTGTGCGGTCTCGGCCCATGCCGAACGTCCTAGCGATTTGATCACAGTTGATCTTCCACCCTGGTTCGTGTGACAGCAGGTGGCACAGCAGGCCGATAGCGGCGAGTGACAGCCGTGTGTCTCGTACTGTGAGGTTTGGGATGGCTACCCATCCGTCTGCTCGGTGTTGGCCCCTCATGATTGTCATAGGTCACCGCGCAGCCTTTGGGCTATCTGTTTGCTGTCGGATGGTCGCCAGACGTAGCACTCTGCTCCGCGGTGGAGGAGTGTGATCCATTCGGTTTGGCTTGCTGAGAGCCGTCCGGTTTGCCGTTTGAGTTCGGCGAAGATGACTCCTCGAGTGGGGTGCGCGAGTACCAGGTCGGGGAAACCTGAGTCTCCGGTGATGGGTGTGGACCACACTCCGGACAGGTTGCGTGCTGGCCTTGTGTGGTGCACTTTCCAGCCGTTCCATTGGGCTACGGAGATCACCCATGTTTGGAACTGTGCTTCGGTGAGTTCGGGTCGGAGCACTGTGTTGTTCACATCTGCTCCCACAGGTTGCGGATCACCATGAACCCGACTGCGGATGCGCCGAGGATGACGACGATGTGGAGGGTGCTCACTTGATGCCCTCCAGCTGCTTCAGGATGTCGATGAGCTCGATCGCTTCGCCCATGCTCAATGCTTCGAGGTCGCCTTCGAACTCGTACGCCTTCTCCGCACACAAACGTTTGATGAGGCGTTTCTGTGGATCGCTAGCAAGTTTGGTTGTGCGTGGCCGTTCGATCGGACCTTCGGGGTCGGCTTCGGGGCGGGGTTCGCTCCTGCTCGGACCGGCTTCCCGATCGGGCCGAGCAGGAGACGACTGTTGCCTATTCCGTACCTCGTCGCGGGACGCGACTGGTCCCTCGAGGTCGGGCATGATCCACCGGAGCGCACGCCCAACCGCGGAGGTTGATGCGTTGGGTTGCTCGGCTCCGCGCGTGAAGGGATTCTTGCCTGGGAACTCTTCCCAGCAGTAGGCGGTTACCGGGGCGATGTCCTCGGGAGAACGTGAGACGGTCACGCGGGCTTCGATGAAGAGCTGCCCGCCGGCCTCTACGACCACGGGTTTGTGCTCAATGATCCGCAGCTCCGGGAATCGTAGAGCTGCGAGTTTGAGCCTTGTGGCTACGTCGATGTATCCGTCGAGGTTCATCAGTGGAACTCCCGCTGACGGCCGAGCATGCCCCATTCGGTGGCTCGTGCCAGGAGCGCGTCGGCTGCTGCCATGCCGTCACGGTGCACGCCATAGACGCGGTGGTACGGCGAGTAGCCGCCTTCTTCGTCTTCGTCTACACGGTGGGCGCGTGACCTGTACCAACGCAGGAGCTCGATGGTTTCTACGAGGAACTTGCCGAGATCGGTGGAGGTTTGGTTGATCTGTGCGAGGCGGACGCATTCCTCGATGTCTCGGTGGAGGTGCAAGCCGTGGGCGATGCATTCGCAGTCGGACATCTGGACGTGACGTGTGACAAAGTGAAGGTGGTCACGGATCGCAATCAATTTGATGTCATCCACGGCGGGCCTCCTCGGTCGGGTAGGGGCGTGGCATCCATCGGGCGGCTTCGAGGCGGGCGGCTGCGAACATCGAGCGGAGCCGGTCCCGGAGCTCGAGGCACTGGCGGGCGAGTGTGTCGTCGGTCAGGTCAACCATTGCAGGCCTCCGAAATCGTCCGGACTGCCTGGTACTTGAAGCGGTACTGCTCGGGGAGCGGCTCCCCGAGCGTCACCTGATGCACCTGGTACTCGTTGTACGCGTTCTTGACGACAGCCCACAGGTTGCCTTCGGCGTCGTACAGGAAGTGGGGAAGGTCAGGCGTTGTCATCTTCGACCTCCGCTTGTGCCTGAAAGGCCCGTGCGGCTTTGAGCCAGCGTCGGACCGAGGTCTGGGTGTAGCCGGTGGCTTGCGCGAGGCGGTCCACGTTGCCGCAGTACATGAGGTCGAGTTCGACCCAGCGGCCGATCTCGTCAGGGGTTTGGCGTTTCCATTGGCGTGTCATTTGTTCACCGCCTTCCACACACGGCAGCGGCTACCCAGCGGGGACAGGCGGAACGTGCCAGCGAACTCCACCAGACCGAGGTCTGCGAGTTCACCACGACGCTTGCCGACTGTCGGCTGGTGCCGGTGAACGATCTCCGCGAGTTCCCAATCGGTCAGGCCGTCAGGGTTACGGAGGAGCACGTCAAGCACCTCGATCCGGAGGTTGCCTCGGAGCTCGATGTTCGCGGAGCCTGCTTCCCAAGACGTTTCCGGATCGGTGAGGCGGGCCGCGGGGGAGAAGGTGTGCCCGGCTTGGGTCACCTTCTCTTCGAACAAGGTCCAGTCGCCCATCAGACTGCGGACCTCCGTGATGCCCTCCGTGACGCGATCGCGTTGGCCTTGCGGACACGCTCAGACATTGGTGTCTGGCGGGCCGGTCGGAACTCGAGGATGGAGCCTGCGATCTTGTCCAGGCTGACATCAAGGGTTTGGGCAAGCCGTTTGGCGGTGTCGAGATTGGGTGACTGCCAGCCGTTCTCAAGGCGAGAAATCGTGGCCGGTGTGATGCCACTGTGGTATGCGAGATCGAGCTGGGTCCAGCCTCGTTCAATCCTGAGTGATCGTAGGGATGCCGTCGAAATGTCGACGCGCGGCCCTCGCGCATTCGAAACCATCGGGTTCCTCTTTCGTGTTGTCGGGACATGTCGCCGACTTATCACGAACCACATGCGTGTGACATGAGACACACCTGTCCCAGTCGCACACTTGTGACATAACGAGGACTCTGGGACGCATACGAAAGGTCGTATGTGGCCCGTGACATCGCACTCGTAACAAGTCAGCCTTCATTTTGTACCGCAGAGCGGCCGCGATGTCAACACTTTGTTTTCAGTCGGCTTGAAGAGCTGCCCACACTGCCTGGTTCACGATGCCATCGGCGGTCAGTCCGTGGTCGAGTTGGAACTTGCGGACCTGCTCATCGGTGCGAGGCCCAAACTTCCCATCAGAGTTTCCTGCGCTGTAGCCGTTGGTGCGGAGGAGGTCTTGTAAGCCTGCTACGTCGTGGCCTTCCATGCCTTGACGGAGGATGCGGAGGGTTGGCGGATCAGGCGGGACCGGGGCAGGTGCCGGGGTAGGCAGTTTCCAGACAGGCAGCGGGTCGTACTTGTCTTGCGAATAAAGGCCGCGGCCACCGGGGATGTCTAAGGGCTGGAGGTGCCAGGGCTCGTTGTTGACTTCGCTAAACTCGCGCAGGCCGTAGGCAGCGCAGTGGGCTTTCATCCATTTGAGGTCGCCAACCATATCGACGGCGAGGCAGGCACCTTCTTCCGTGGTGGCTTCGTGGTATGAGCGGCCGGGAGGTGCGGCAGCTGCGCCGCGGACGTGCTTCCAGCGTTGGCCGTTCCATCGAATCTCCCCAGCCGGCGACACCTCGTAGCGGGCACGGAACAGGCGCTCCTGCGTAGTTGACGAACGCCATGCTCCACCGATCCCGAGGCTTACCTTCTGGTCGGCTGCGGCTTGCATCATGGCGAACAGCCGGCGGCGGAACTCTGAGTCAATACGGCGGATGACCGTGATGGTCAGGTACTGCTCCAGGGTGATCTTCGCTCCGCGGTAACCGTACGGGAACAGTGTCACTCGGGTGCCGGTTCTTCGGTGGCCTTCTTCTTCTTCGGCTTCGGGCAGCCGGACAGGTCAACGGTTCCGGTTCCGAGGGTGAGGTGGACGGTCTGCTCGAGCACGACAACCTCGTGGACTACGTCCAGCGTGGAGGCCCATGTGGCGATCACGTCGGCTTCGACTTCGATGCAGTCCAGGTCGATGCCGGTGCCGTCTCGGTGTGTGAGCTCGTAGTCGGGCATGTCGTTGGCGATGCGTGAGGTCCAGCCCCATGTGAAGCCGGCGAGGACGGTGCCTCCGGAGGCGGCTTCGATCCCTGCGGCGAACGCTGCGACCTCAGGCGAGGGTCCTTCGGCGGTTTGAATGTCGGTCATCGGTGCATCCTTTTGTCGTTGTTATGAGCATCGGTTTTGGCGTCCAGCCGGTCCACTTTCTCGTCCAGCCGATCGACTTTGCCGTCGAGGCGTTCGAGGAGGCTGACAGAGGTGGCGTGTTGGCTCGTGTTGTTTCGGTCCAGCCGGTGGAGGAGCCACATGATCGGGCCGCCGATGACGGCTACCGCGATCGCTGCGATAAGTGCCGTCATGGTGTCGTCTCTGGTTCTGGGAGTTGACCGGTTCGTGCGTACTCATCGAGCGCATGATGGATCATGGGTATGGCACCTGTGATTGTTCCGACCAGGAGGGCTTTCCATGCTGGTAGGCCGAACAGGTCTGATGATCCGAAGCCTGCGAGGCCGGTTGCGATGAAGCGGGCGAGGTAGCGGAGGAGGAGTTTGGTGTTCACCATGATGTGTCCGCCACGATGTGGCCGCTCATGGTGGCTACAACCCAGACTGCGCCGATTGTTGCGGTGGTTCGGGCGGCGATGCTTTTCCTTCCGTTGCCTGCGCCGAGCGCCTGCATAGCTGCGGTGGTGGTCGAGCCGGAGCGGAGCATGTCGAACGATCCGAGGGTGCCTGCGGTGCCCGTGAAATAGGTGACGGTTGGCGCTTTGAACATTGCAGTGGGGTACTGCACATAGATGTTGAAGTAGCCCGATCCGTCGGATGAGCCGGAGAAAGCGGTTACGCCTATTGCGCCTGCGACGCCCGCTCCGCCAGCGGAGAGGTAGACGCCCTGCTGGTAGGTGCACCAGAAATAGCGGGAGCAGAGCTGCTCCTCAATGGATTCGGGCCGCCATTCCAGCGGCGTGAGGTAGTCAGCTTCTGCCTGCACGCCGGTGATGTAAATCTGTGTCGTCTGGTTACCGACTGAACCAGAACGGGTAGCGAGTGTCGAGCCTGCATCCAGCCAGAAGTTGAGGAGCAGGAAGTCGTCGCCGCCAGTCCCAAGGGTCTTGCCTGAGATTGAGGGAACCGTGAAGGTGAGCGAGTAGCGGGTGTACGTGGTGCTCAACGTCACCGACTGTCCGGTGCCGGTCACGGTCGCCGACGGGCTTCCTCCAGTCCCGAAGTTCTGATCGAGCGACGCCCCGAGTTTCGGCGTGCCGCTCGCAGCTCTGGCGTAAAACGAGAGCTTCACGGTCCTGCCTGCGAACGTGCGGACGGACTCGATGTTCTGACCGACGGTCACATAGTCGGCGGCTGCGCCGGGGACGGTCACGTTGCCGTTGATCTCACCGCCGACGTACTCAGGCAGGTTCGCAGTGACGCCCAAAGCGGTGCGTGTCCAGGTGACTGTTGCGCCACCAGATTTGGTGGTGAGCCAGCGGTCGGCGATAAACGACGACTGTCCGTTCCGGTAGTTCAGTTTCATGGTGGGGTTGTGAATCTGGTTTCGGCCCCACAGGTTGAGCACCTGGGTGTTCAACGCCGTCTCAACATCCCCGGCGAGGAGCTGCATCTGAGCGGCCCCGTTGGTGACGAGGTCGGTGTTTGCGGGATAGTCGATGTTGTAGATCGAGGTGGCTGCCATGAGGCTCCTAGATGTTGGTCTGCTCGAGGTCGATCCAGCGGAGCGTCCCGTTGACGGTGGCGTAGGTGACTCCGGAGGTCACGTCCACGTACCGTTGGGCGGCTGCGCTGATGACGATGTCTGATACGTAGAGCTCACGGAACCACTGCTTGTTTCCGGTGAGGGAGTACGTGAACCGGTCAGTCCAACCCTCCACGAAATACTCGGTTTGGGCTCCGGTAATGAGGGTCGGGAGTTTGACGTACGAACCTGTCCGCATGTTCTTTACAACGGCATCCCGGTTCGCATCGGTCAGGTTCGACATGTCTACGACAATCCCTGAAGTGCGCCAGCCGGGTGTCAGGCCGTGCTGCACAATTCGGAGAGCGTTGTAATTTGCTTGCGACGAATTGTTGATGTAAGTCGTTACCGAGCGGTTGTACGCACCACGAGTGCTGACCGAGGCTGCGTCGTAGTAAATGGCTGTGCCCGCCGTCCAGGTCACAGTGCATCGGTTGACGAAATCGGAAACGGTTTTCTCGAGCTGCCAGTCGTAACCGATGACCGCACCCAACGCAGACAGATCGAACTTCTGCGTGGCGGGCATCGTGGCAATCCGCCGGCTGTCGTAGTCGGAGAACACGACACCAGCCGGTGTTTCGAGGAGCACACCGTTCGGTTCGGATGCCACTACTTGGGCAATGTACGACGCAGCATTCTGATTCACCGTTCCGGCAATGGTGACCGTGTTCGTTCCAGGGGCACACGTAATCGTCTTTGACGGGAGGGCACCAACAGTCTGCACGTTGTTTAGAACGTCGGTGAGCACGTCACCAGTCAGGGAACCCGTAAATGCTGGTGTGTCGATCTC